TAAATGATGGTTGGGATTTAATGATTGCACATCCACCTTGCACATATCTTACTGTTAGTGGTGCTAGATGGTTTTATCATCCAGATGATAAACACTTGCCATACGAAGAGAGAAGACCACATCCTATGCACCCAAACAGAAGACAGCTGCAGGAAGAGGCTTTGGAATTTATACAATTTCTTATGGATGCACCAATAGAAAAGATAGCTATTGAAAATCCTGTAGGTGTAATTAGTTCTAGGATAAGAAAGCCTGAACAGATAATACAACCTTATATGTTTGGTCATGCAACATCTAAAACTACTTGCTTGTGGTTGAAGAACTTAGAACCATTAGAAAGTACAGAGGTTGTAGAACCAGAGTGGGTAGATGTTTCTAAAGGTAAAAGGATGTCTAGGTTTCATTATGATTCTTATGTATTGCCACCAGAAGAAAGATGGAAAGTTAGAAGTGCAACATTTCCTGGAATAGCTAAAGCTATGGCAGAACAGTGGGGTAAAGATGGGTAGTACATACAAAGATTCATACGAAGAAAGAAACTCTGGTGAAGACATGGCAGATTTGGCTATGCAGCAACACCTAAAAAATAATAACTGTATTGAGTATGTAGATTATTTAAGGATAGGAACAGACCCTAAAGAAAATAAACTAGATTTATTTTGGTACGCAACCAAGATACTTCTAGTACCTGACTACATACTTGTGCGTAAAGGTTTTATATTTTTTATTGAGGTCAAAGGAACTAACAAATTAAAAGCTGAAGACTATTACAAGATACAAGAGATGGCTTTCAAAGGTTCTAAATATAAAGAGGTAAAGGTAGGAATAATGTATTTTGCCCACAAGGATGCTGAACCTGTTTGGATAGACCATAACAAATTGTATGATTATTGGATAGACCCACGCATACCTATGAAGTATTATCCAGAGTTAGACTTTCAAGGTAACAAAAAAGCATACAAAGAAATACCTATATAAGCCTATAAACATTGAGGATTTACACCTCTGAGGATTGATTCTAAGAAGACATTATCTAATTGTGGCACTATGTACTACAGAATTTTTAGATTATCCCAACCTTTTTTGTTTACTGTGAATGTAAGTACACCTGGATGCGACCACATACCACTCCTTGCAGTAAAATCAATAGACTTATCTAAACTAGGAGATTGAAACCAGGTCCTGTCACCTTGTTGCTTTGCACGAAAGTGATGATAGTGACCTGTAATAAGAATCTGACATTCTCCTGCAGGAAGAAAGCCATACATCTGACCCTTCCACCAATTCTCTATTTTGTTTTCTGGATTACCAGAACCAGAGGTCATGTGACCATGTGTCCAACCACAAGTAATACCTTTTATATCCATAACTTGATGAAAGCCATCAGGTATTTTAACTGATACATTTTTATATCTTTCTGGATTAGCTTTCATTATCTCTTCACATATCTGCAAGTGCATAGTATCTGTGTTATCTAATCTGTTAGTAACAACTTGACCTTTCTGTGACCGAGATGCTTCACCATGATTTCCTGGACATCCTGCCAATGTTAATTTATCTGCATGAGGTAGGAATGTTTCTATAGTTTTCATCATCATAGACCTAGCTAACGCATACTGTTCTATCATTGTCAGTTCAATATTAAATGGTTGACTGTCATAGAATCCATAACAGTTTTCTGTGAGGTCACCTAGACCTATCATGTATATCTCATCTATTAATACACCTGACTTACGCAGTTCTTTAATTCTATTTACTGCATCTTGTAGTGCTATGTCATATCTTTTGATAGTGTTCTCAACACCATAATCTTTTTTTCCAAGCTGCCAATCTGCCATAAAAAACAAAAAAGCAGTATCACCTCCATGTGTTTTAAATTTTAATGGTGGTTTTCTACCTGCTTGTTTAAATAATGCTTGAAAGTATTTGTCTTGTCCAGGTCTTTTCTTCTTTACAAGTCCTTTAAAAGCAAAAAATGTTTCTGTTCTTCCACCTTTCAATTGAACTTGCCATGAAGATGACCTTACTGTCCCTTCAATTTCGTATAACTTTGGGTCGTAGCCCCATTGTCTGAGTATCTCATCAAACTTGTTATTGTAGTTTGGGTCTGTTCCAACATGTGTAATTTCACCTTGACCAGTCTGGTCATTAATATCTACACCTGGTTTCCATCCAGACTTGTAGAAGTTGTTACCCCATTCTTCTGGTACTTTAGGCATGATACCTCCTTTGCCCTGTCAATACCATTATACAGGGCTAAGAAGACAATATTTCTATTTAGATATTTGTTTTTTAGCGTATGTCTTGACAACTGCTAGTGCAGCACCACCACCTGCTAGTGCAGCTAACTGAATTGTTTCAGCCTCTACACCAACTAATGGGGCAACTGTTAATGCACCAATGAACGCTTCAATGAAGGTCCAGGCAGTTCGTTCAAGCATATCTTTCAAGTCATCACTCATCTTGTAACTCCATGCTTCATTCCAAGGAGTCCACCATAAGTCCTTCTTGAACTTACCCTCTTGGTTTCTTCTTCTATTATTTTTTTCAAATAAATCTGACATTATTGTATTACCCTTCCACTAAGTTTTGATTTAATTGTTAAAACATTTCCATTTATTTCCTGCAATTTATCATAAACTGTGGTAGCTAAAACTGTGTGGTCTTTACTTGCATTGTCTGTATCTTTTTCTAACAATTTATTTATTGTAGTGTATTCAATGCTAACTGGTTTACCTTGTAGTAATTGACCTGCCACTTTTGCATACATTTTTTTATACGCCACAGTGCTACTGCCGATAAACCCATCCTTAGATACTTCTAAGTCTTGTTGTGTTTCTCCTACAATTAAACAACCTGATGTATGTTCATCAGTGTTACCAGTGTGTATAAGAATGTAGGTAAAGTTAGGCACATCTTGTATGTGTAACATACCATAGTGTGCGTTCTTGTATCTCTCTGAATACTTAGCATGAAAGCCACCTGTCTTTCTAAACTTTATATCGTATGTGCCTTCAGGTATGCAGGTTTCGTGCATTACCTTTACTGCTTGATACTGGTCCTCTAGTGTATAACACTCAAAGATACCATCTATAAATAGCAACCCATTGGTTGCATCTGTTCCAAATTGTGTTCTAACTACTGTTAGTTTCATCCTGTCCACCTTCCTTGCAACAAGAACTTCCATTCTTACAGTTGCATATCTGTACGAAAGAACCATCTTCTTTCTCAGTTACCATACACATTAATCTCTAAATCCTATTGTAAGTAACCATACTGCTAATGTAATTATAGTAGCGACTCCTGTGATTTGCTGTGCAGAACCAGTTAGTGTAAGCGTAGCAATAACTAAACCAACCAAAGTCCAACTAAGGTTTAATGTTTCTTTTATTGCTGCTACGAACCAGGTCCATAACTTCTTTATCATAGACTTCTCCTAAATACAAAAGCTGCCATAGTAGCTATTCTAGTCAAAATAACTGGCACTACCACTTCTTGTGCTTTTTCTTTTTGGTCTTGTGTCATATCATCTCCTATATTGCTAATAGTTATACCTTCAAAATCTAAATCTACAAATGTTTCTATTGGATTCTCTAAAAAGTTTTCGTATTGTACCTCTGTTACAACATCAGCAAGTGTGTAGTTCTCAACATCTGCATTCTCTACAGCTCTCTCTACATACTCTTCTACTGCTTCAGCTACTGCTTCATCTTCTTTAACTGCTTCAGCAATAATCTCAACATCATCTTTTTCTACTTGTAATACTTCTGCTACGACTGCAACTTGCTCTTCAGATAAATCTTCTACATTCTCAATAGCTTCTTCAACAACAGCTTGTACAACTTCTTGTACTTTTTCAGTGGCTTGGTCTAGGTTTTGTACACCAATGTCATTGACCTGTTCTATAACTTCTATGACTTCTTCAGTAGTAACTTCTTCTATAACAATATCTTCAATGACTTCTTCTACTTCAGCAACTTCTACAGCTACTTCTTCTTCAGTAAGTTCTACTTCCTGTATAACCTGGTCTTTGACATCTTCCTCTTGAACTGTTTCTTCTCGGTTGATGTCATCTCCTGGTATCTCTTTATCCAACTCATCTTCTAAAAAGGTTTCCTCAACATCTTCCTGTATTGGCTCATCCAAAACTTCCTCTGTAATCTCTTCAACTTTTTCATCAATATCCTCCTCTATTATTATTTCTAATACAAAATCTTCTTCTTCAAACTTAAACTCTTCTTCAAGTTCCTTGACATCAATCTCAAATTCCTCTTCAATAATATCTTCTTCTTTAATAGGTTCAAGTTCTTCAACTTCATCTTCAAACTCCAGGTCAAGTACCACATCATCATCATCAGAAAACTGTTCTTCGGTATCGTATTGTTCTTCATCTTCTTCAATAATATCACAATCACCACGCTCTATTTGTGCATCAGTCATATAACAATTAAACTTATCTTCATTAGCTTTACGCTCATTGTCACGCTCTATTGTGCCATCTTCTACTTCATAAGTTTCATATTCTGCTTTAGAACCATCATCCATTATTACTTCTACCTTTGGAGGTGGTGGTGGAGGAGGTGGAGGTGGTGGAGGTAAAGTTGTAGTTGTTGTAGTAGTGGTACTAGTAGGCATAATGTATTTAAAAGATATGTCATCTAACAATGACCAGTCATTAATTGTTATGGTAAAACTTTCTATAAAGGTATCTAAAGTATCGTAAATATTGTAAACAACATCTTCAAACATTGTCTGCACATTACTATTGTCTTGTCCTTCTAATACATTTGTCTGTGTAGTTTCATCTGTATGTGTGTATTTCACAGTGCCATCATTGTTCAAAGCACCGATTCTAAAACCTACTTCGTATATATCTATCTCTAATTCTTCTTCATCTACTGTAGTTGTTTCAGGTAAGATAAATGTATAGTCGTTACTTTCATTACCATGCTGTTGATAGTGTAAGTTCATGTGAAAATCTGTCATACCACAACAAAACCAATCACCATTACTATGCTCATCATCTATCTGTATATTATTTTCTACCTCATTTCCTGAACTATCCAACTCATCTTCAGGTAGTTCTATATCAGTAGATTGTTCCCATTGAGGAATAGTTGTGGTGGTTGTAGTAGTAGTTTCTGTTTCTTCAGGAACTGTAGTAGTAGTTGTAGTTTCTTCAGGACCATCAAAGGTTTCTACTTCTTCAACTTCTCCTGGGATAGTAGTAGTAGTAGTGCTAGTAGTAGTAGTGGTAGTAGTATCTGAAGTATCTGTATTGTTTTCATTAGCATACAAAGGTAATGGTAGCAGTAAAAAAACTGCGAAGAGAACTCGCAGCATTACATTACAATCGCTGCAACAACTCCACCTAATGCTACAAGTAGCGTTAATACTTTGTAAAACTCTGCCTTATCTAGTTTGGCATCTAGTTTTTCCTCTATTTTATCAAGTCTTTCAATGACCATATTAAGTAGTTCTTTCTGTGTGTAGCCATTGTTGTCTGACATTTATGGTAAATCATCTTCCTGGATAGGTGACATCCAATCCCATTCTTTATCCCAGTCTTGTGGTGTAGGTGTAGATAATCTTTTAAGATATGCTGCTACTTCTTTACAACAATAACCGAAAATAAATCCAAATAAAAAATCCATAGCTTGGATTATATCACATTACTTAGTTCTGTAATTTACATCTGAAGAAAATAATTCAAAAAAATCTTCGTATATTTTATCATAATCTTTTTGTGTACCTTCTTGCATAATTAAATTTAAAGGTTCATCTCTTTTATATACAAGACAATGAATTAATGGAGTACCTGGTTCAATAATAAAATTATCTGATAATATTTCAAATGGAAAAGCAACATGACCCCATTTATCTGCTTCTACAATACCAGGTAAACATCTTATATCTTTTCTAAAATGATAAAAAGGGTCACTATATTTTATATTGTAACCTTCAGGAACTACAATTCTATATGGCAAAGACAATTTTAATACTGTATTGTCAACTGTTTTATTTAAATCCATACCTTTTACTTGATATGGGTGATGATAGTCAAGATGTTGAGATATATCTTCTCCTGTTGCAGCAGCTATTCCAAGATGCCAATTTTGTTGAGTTATAATACCCTCTTCATTTTTTGTAGAAGCAAATTCTAATCTAGTAAACATAGGTATAATAAAACCTGTGCTTAAAATATCTTGTATAGCAGGACATTTTTTTGCTGTTTTACCTGTTAAACCATTATCTAATATTTCTGTTCTAGTTAGTTTTTTGTACCATTCAGGTAATACTTGATTAGAAGAAACAGGAGGAGTTAATTTTAATACAGGTTCGTATTTTTTATTTTTAGCTATAAATTTAATATCCATTATTGTGTTCCTTTTAGTTTATTAACTGTATATTTAAAAGCACCATTTAATTTTACATAATATTTTTTAAATCTTTGTATATATTTTTTATTAGTATTCATATCAACAATGTTTAATTGATAACTTTGTCTTTTAAATGGTATATATATAGCTAAAGGTGTTCCTTGTTTAATTAATATTTCTTTATTACCAGTAGTAATAATTAATTGTAAGTTAACTTCATGTATTTTGTCTGTGTCAAAAATACCATAAGGCACATACCAATCATCATTGTATGAATATGGATATGACATTTGAATAGAACTAAAACCATTGTCTGTAAATATTGTATAAGGCAAATGTATTTTAAGAACTACTTTATCTTTGGCATTACTAGGTACATAATCTACCATTTGATTTTTACTATGTGGTACTATAACTTCTGTTCTATCAAACATTGTATTCCACAAATAAGATACTTCCCACACATAAGTTTGTGTTTTGTCATCATACTTTATAATTATGTCAGTAGGTGCATATATAACATAACCATTATTAAAAACATTTATAAAACTAGAACAAGACTTAACAGTTTTTGTCTTGTTTAAATATTTAAAAGGATATTCTTTTTCTATATTTGCAGGTACTTTTTTATACCAATCAGGTATTTGTTTAGATATATGTTGTGGGTGTATAGATTTTTCTTCATACAAATAACTATCTGTAATTCCAAAAGTTATTTCATTCATACTCCACCTTGTTTAAACTACTCGGTTATTTCTTCCCAACCTGTAGTGTTATCTGCTTGATATGCTTCTTCATTCCATTGATACCTAACTTCATTACTGTCTGCAGGTAAATCTAATGGTGCTTTCCAATCACTAATATCAGTATCTAAAACCCAACTTGCATAAGGTTTTGGAGGTAAAAATATATCATTTCCACTGTCGTATGTATATCCTATACCTGCGTAGTTACCACGAAATGGTGTACCACCATCAGTATGTTCATTTCCTACTGTATTATATGAAGTTCTTTTACAAGCTATATATCCTGGTCTTTTAGATAAGTAATATTCTTCCCAATCAGCAAAGCCATCAGGTGCTGTTTCACTTTCATCTTTACCAGTAATAACTTCTATTACTTCGTTGTCTGCGTTTAAAAATGCGTAATGTGCCATATTATCTCCTATTATACACTATGCAAAACTAATTGTATCAGTTCCTGCAGTAAAACTTGTAATTTTATCTGAACCATCTGTAGTAGTTGATGATGTTAGTCCACCACCAACAGTAATAGTATAAGTATTTGGGTAACGAATAATGACTATGCCACTACCTCCATTACCACCTTTTCTTGAACCATAACCTGCTGAATTGTAGCTAGAACCATTACCACCCATACCAGTATTAGCTGATGCACTGTTACCACTATTTGTTCCACCAGTTCCACTATCACCACCTTTTGCTCTTAATACAGAACTACCTGTTATTGATGAATTTAATCCTGCACCTTCTGAACCAACTGAACCTGCAGTTCCTGCACCTCCACCACCTCCACCTTGTGAGCCATTACCTGCACTTCCAGTTGTACCTTGTGTTGGTGTAGCTAAAGGTTGATGTGTAGGAAAAGATGTAATAGTTTTTAAAGTACCACCACTTGAACCAACTGTTGCTGCATTTGGTTGATTAGTAGCATTGTAATAACCACCACCACCTTTACTAGCTGTATTATCTCCTACAACACTATCGTTACCATTGTAACCATCAAATTGTCCACCACCACCATTATTGTTGCCACCACCTGTACCACCTGCACCGACTGTGACAGTATATGATTGACCTAGTACAAAACCTAATTTTTCTTCTGTAGATGTAGAACCACCTGATACTTCTGTATCGTATGAGTTTCTATACCCACCTGCACCTCCACCACCTCCAAGGTTTCCTGAACCACCTGAAAAAGTACCAGTTGCACCACCTCCACCTGCAACATTTAGTACTTCAAATGGTATAGCTTGTAAAGACCATTTATCTGAATTAAGTAAATCTACTACATCATTGGCTTCAAAAACACCTGTGTTAGCAGTAGAAGTCTGTGAAGGACTTTTAGGTATAAACCCATACTCGTTTGATTTATCTACCATGTTACTGTATCTGTTCCTGCTGTAAATGTAATTATTGTATCATCTCCATCTGTTGCTGTTGATGAAGTTAAACCTGCACCTATTGTTGGAGTGCCACCTGATGTTGGGTATCTTAATATAACAACGCCTGAAGCACCACCAGTTGCACCTGAACCACCTCTGTCGCCACCACCACCACCTGAACCAGTGTTAGCAGTAGGGTTGTTTCCTGGTGTTCCACCACCACCTGAACCTGCGTTACCATTAGAAGTAGAATATCCATTAGAACCTCCACCTCCACCACCTGCTCTAGTAACAGCAGAACCAGTTATTGATGAACTCATACCTGCACCACCATGACCACCATCCTGGTATCGTGAGTTACCAAGTCCTGAAGCACCACCTCCACCTCCACCACCAGGACCTACTGATGGAGTAAATGAGTTACCTGAACCTGCACCATTTCTACCTTCATTGGCAGTACCACTACCTCCTGCTTGGTTTCTGTTATATCCACCTGCACCTCCACCTGAACCACCATCTCCACCAATGTTTCCTGTACCTGCAGAACCACCACCACCTCTACCACCACCAACAGTAGTGACATCAGTAATATCAGAACCAGTGAATGAACTTGTTGAACCTTGTGAAAAACCTCCACCACCTGCACCGACTGTGACAGTATATGCAATACCTTTAGCTAAAGTTAGTTTGCTTTCAACAGTGGAGTTTGCCCCTGATATGCTACCAGTACCATAAGAAGTTCTATAACCTCCTGCACCACCTGCACCTCCACCACCATCATTGGAAGCAGCGTTACCACCACCACCTCCACCTGCAATAACTAGATATGATACATCTTCAACTATTTGTAATTTCCATTGATTAGCACCTAATAATTGAACAACATCATTAACACCAAATACGCCAGTATTGGCAGAACTAGATTGTGTTGGTTTAGCACCTGTGTAACCATATTTAGCCATAGTTACTCCTTGTTATGCTTGTATTTCTAAAACCGATATAAATGCTTCTAAGTCGCCTGATGCAGCACCACCAGTAAGCTGAATGTAATCTCCTGCTTCTAGTACTAATTTAGATGTACCTGCTAACTCTAAAGAGCTGTCTGCAGGAACTGTCATAGTATGTGCTATCTTGGCATCTAATGAGCCACCTTGGTCTTTAACTTCTGCAATAATAGTATCATCTGCAGAACCATCTACATTTGTTACTCTTAAAGACAATACAATAGAAACATCACCTGCATCTGTAGGTGCTGTATAAATTGTTTGAGCAGAGTTAGTTACATTAAGGTAACCATTTTTAAATACTTCTGTTGCCATTTAATTTATCTCCATATATTTCTATACTCCCATCACTATAGCACGACCAGTTGAACTTGTCGTGTTAGTAACAGAAAGTGCGTTATTTATTACTCTAAATGCAAGTGATACACCACCTGTATCAGGTAATAAATCTATATCTTCATCTATCGGTAAATTACCAATAGTGTCTATTCCTAGACTTCCACCTTCTTTGAGCATTAATAACATTGACATTATGACAACGCTATTACTATTCCAAGACTTGTTTTAGTTGCTACTTCAGTATCTACATACGCTTTAACTGATTGTTGTGATGCTGCTAATGTAGCACTATTAGTAGCCATGTTATCTTCATCTAATAAACCTAGTTGTGCAAATGTTACTGTATGTGGATTAGATGTACTGCCTCTATGTGCAGCATTTGTAGTTTCATCTGCATCTACTCTATCGTGAATGTCCTCAAACATTTCTTTAATAACAGACATACGAACTGTAGTTCCATCTACATGTGTAGGGTCTGTGGTATGCCTACCTTCTACATCTCTAGTGATTGTAGAAAGTGTTGTACCTGATGATGCAGTAACTAATATAACTTCTCTGTTAGCAGCACTGTCAGGGTCTAAAACTAAAAAGTATGGTGCAGCAATATTACTTGTGCCATCTGATGTAGGTGCTGCAGTTAATGTAGCATTCGTTGCACCTGATGCAAGAATACCATTTAAAGTAGTTTCAAAAAAGTTACTTAAATTAGTTTCTCTATCTGCCATTACGCTCCAAATCTCATAATACCTAATGCGTTAATACCAAAGACATCTGCATCTGTCACATCTGTGATTGTAGGTTGTCTAGTTCCACGCACAGTAATTATAGCATACTGTGTAACGCTTCCTCTTTCAACATTAGAATTAATTGGATAACTTATTCTTTCTACAACACCTCTAATAATTTCAGATGGGTCAAACAATTCTAAGGTAACACTGTCACCTTCTTTACTACGCAGTGAAGCATACAAAGCATCTCCTAAACCTTTAACCTTTATAGGTTTTCTTCCTGGTCTTTCTACTCTATCACTAATGTTTATAGGTATCTGTGCTACTACTAATTCAGGTCTTGCTAATGCACGAAACTGTACTGATTTTACTTTAGGAGTGTTCGTTCCATTTGCAGATTTAAGTACTAATTTACCTACAATATATCTTGATATTTCTGCAATCTGTTTCTCTGTATCTCCAACACCTGTAGCTTGGTCCAATGCTAATTGAAAGCTACCATCACTAGGATTATCTAATGCTTCAAACTTTGTGGAATAAAATAACTCTACTGATGTACTTGTAGGCAAACTAAATGTAGATATTTCTGCACCTACAAACTGTTTACTCTCTGCTGTAAAGAAGTCTGCTGCAGATAATAATATATAACCTTCACTCTCATGTGTAGTAGTTTCTTTATACACACCACCACCACCAACAGAAATAATAAACTGTCCATTAGCTTGTGTTATACCAAGAATAAATCCTGATTCTCCCATTTCTAAATCTCTAGCAAATCCTGCAGTAGGTAAGTAGTATCTCCATAAATAACTTTCACTACCACTTTCTTTTATGCCACAATAAATACTATCTCTTGATACAAACATGTGCTTAGGTGTGGTATCTACTCCTGATATAACCCATTCTTTTACTAACTGTCTGTTAGCTAATACATACAAGTCATCGGCTACAGTTAAGTCTGCACGATAAAATCTACCAACATCTCTAGCTTTTTCTTTTGTGCCAAAGAATACAATACCTTCAGCAGCAGCTATAGAATGTACTTCTTCAAAAGGTATATTAGTTTGACCTTTTAGAGTCATAGTTCCTGATATATCTTTTATAGAATATATATCACCATTTGTAGAGGCAGCTAAAACAACTGCACCTGCATCTACAACTTGTGACACATGATGACTATCTTCAAATGTAACGATTGCATCAGCTTCTGCTAAGTCTGATGATGACCAAGTTTTATTAAATGGACTTACTGCCCATAGGTATTCTACTGTTCCATCATCTCCTGATATAAACAACTGACCTTTTGCAAACCAAACACCTGTAAGTCCTGCGTTAGATGATTGGTCTGTTGCATTTTCTGACCAAGAAGTTCCATTAAACTGTATTAGTTCTGATGCTGCAGTTCCATTAGCAGTAGTAAAATATACCTGGTCACCTACTGCAGCAGCACCTGTAAAGTTATGATTAATTGTAAGTCCTGTAGTTACTGCACTCCAATTATCTCCATTGTCTGTAGATTTATAGATTGTTGTACCATCAGTAACATACATATCTCCATTAGTAGTTTGTGCTAAATAGTTATTGCTGTTACTAAAACTTAATTCTTCTGCAGTGGTATGTAGTAAATGGACATGATAAGAAGTTTCATCATCTCCATGAAATACATCTACACCTTTGCTATCAAAAAATCTTGTTGTATCTTTAGGATTACCATTAGCTCTGTGTGCTGTATCTAATCCCTGTCCACCTGAAAAGTTATTCCTAGAATAAATACGACCTAAGTTAGATGTAAAATCTTCAGGGTTTTGTTTAACATTTATCTGACCTTCTTGTACATCAGATGATTGTATCTGCATTTCTCTACCAGGACCAACAGCAGAACGAAGTAGTATGTCATCTATTCTTACATCATACCCAAATCTCTTTGGGTTAGATATATTGATTGTGGTAGCTACTCTAGGCATTATGCCTGTATTCCGAACACCATTCCATCAACTGATACTGCTTCAGGATATTTGGCTCTTAAATATTTTCTTGCCTGATTGATAAGAAGTTGTTGATACTGTAGTAAAGAGTTCCTAACACTATTTGCACTTCCAACAGGAAAGTTTGATACTGCTAACTGGTCTGTTATGTAGTCTGCTGTAGCTGTAGGTATATCTCTACCTGCCATCATCTGTGCTGCTACACCTGCCATAATTATTGGCACATACTCATCTTCTAATCCTACAGTTGCGAGTGTATCTGATTCTGCTGTAGGTTCTATAAACTTCTTTTTAAATGTTACATGTGCTGTGTGACCTGATGCTATACCTGCAAACTGTATTGCATGTACAGTAGAAGGACCTGTGGAGTATGTAATTGTTCTTGATACACCATCACTATCTGTGTATGTAAAAGGATTCGGTAGTTCAACAAGTGAACAAGTTACAGGTGAAAAGTTGACACCAGTAGTATCAGAACCTGCACTAAAATCTGTGTACTGTGATATTGCACTAAGTATTGAAACAATATAGTTGTGTGTTCCAGGTGCATCATAACTTCCTATAAGCGTATATCCTGTACCTGTAGTTATTGATTGTGTTTCTACTGCAAAAATTGTAGGAAATAAATTTTTAATTTGGTCACATACTGCATCAAATACATTCTTACGAGGAAATGGAGGTGCTATTTTTATTAAATCACCTATAGAGTGTGATGTTGCAGTTGTACCTCTTGCACCTCTAGTTACTGTTATTGTGTTTGCAACTGCATTAAGGTCAGTACATATCATAAGCTCTTGACCTATTTCAATTATTGCACCTGCATCTAAAGCATCTTCTTCTTCTACAGATAAAAGGTCACCATTATACGCAACGCTTGTTGCTGTGTCATTAATTGCACCTGTTAGTGTTGTGTAACTAACAATATCATCCATAGGTTCAAGATACTCTCTATAAGTTCTATCTACGAGATTACCAATATTGCTCATTGGTTATCCTAACTATTTCTAAAGTGTAATATTATTTTTCTGTCTGCTGTTTCGTTTCCATCAGATGTTAATCTTATGTAACCATTACTAGCAAAAGCCCAACCTGAAGGGTCTACTCTTAACACATCTCCTGCTGAAACTGTGTAACTTGTATCAGTTCCATCTGTTTCTTTGACATCTACCCATGTAGAATTGTCCA